CTAAATATTTCCTTTCATTGGCCATTTTATCTCCGCTCCATCTTTAAACCGAAAGTTGACTTCATCCTTGGAGAGAACAACCATCTCTAAAACAGTCCGACGCCAGAGGGTTTCATCAAATTCTGTGAGTAGCTGGTCGCGTTTTTCAAGAATATCCAGAAAGGCATGAATCTGATTCTTCTGGGCCTCCCGTTTTCTGATTTCTTCGGTTAAGGCCATATGGCGATTGCGAAGTTTATCATAGCTCTCAGCATAGGTGTTGTACCGGCGCTGGTATTCCTCCTGGTCCATCGCTACCCGGGTGTTTTCACTGACAAAGGCATCCACCATTATTTCAATGGAGCTGCATTCTTCATCAACTTGCTTCAGTTCTTCTTTTAAGTCCTGACAATCTGTCAGCTTATCAAGCATAAGGCGGTAATTCTCAAAAATCTCTGCTTTATTTTTAATGAGGTGATTCATGACTTCCACGAATAGTTTTTTAATGGTTTCATCATATAAGTGCGGTGTGTTGCATTTGTCTTTTTCCTTAAACTTGTTATTACACTGCCAGACAGTATGCTGATATTTGCTACCAGAATGCCAGACTTTGCTGCCATAGGCACTGCCACAATCGCCGCAAATAATCCGGCTGGAGAAACAACTTTGACAAGCTGTATAACCGCCTTTTGATTTTCTTCTAGCAAATTCTTCCTGTACCAGGCCAAAGGTTTCTGGTGGAATGATGGCTGGGTGACTATTTTCAACATAATATTGGGGAACTTCCCCTTCATTGGTTTTCATTTTTTTTGTCAAAAAGTCAGTGGTGTAGCGTTTTTGTAAAACCGCGTCGCCTTTATATTTCTCATTTTTAAGAATGCTGATTACCGTTGACACTGGCCATTTTTGTCTTTTCGTTGGGCTTAAAATTTTTAATGCCATCAGCTGTTTGGCAATGGATGAAGGGGTATGTCCTTCCAGAAAAAGCTTATAAATGAGTCGGATTGTCGTTGCTTCTTCCTCAACAATCTGTGGCAGTCCATTCTCCCCTTTTACATATCCTAAGAAACTCTTGTAAGGTAGGGAAATATTTCCGTCGGAAAAACTTTTTCTTTTCCCCCACGTCACATTTTCTGAAATTGAGCGGCTTTCGTCTTGAGCCAAACTCGACATTATGGCGATCAATAGCTCCCCTTTGCTATCGAGAGTGTAAATATTTTCTTTCTCAAAGTAGATTTCGATGTTTTTTTCTTTCAGTAATCGAACATTTGTCAGCGTGTCAACTGTATTTCTGGCAAATCGAGAAACTGATTTGGTAACAATTAAATCGATCTTTCCATCCAGCGCATCCTTAATCATGCGATTGAAGCCATCACGCTTTTTGGTACTCGTTGCTGAAATACCCTCATCCGTATAAACTTCTACAAATTCCCATTCCGGCTTGTCTTTTATATACTTCGTGTAATAATCCAGCTGAGCTTCAAAACTGCTTTGCTGTTCTTCTAAATTAGTTGATACTCTGGCATATGCAGCCACCCGCTTTTTTCTGGAAGGCTTTTCATCGATCTGCATAAACAATTCAGGAGTTGCCGGAATAACCGTTACGGATCTTATATTTCTTGCACCATTCAATTTGCCAGCCCCCTTTCCATTATCAGACTTTGTCGTTTTCTGGCTTCCTGTCGCTTCTTCTCATCCCAGCTGTCTTTTCTTGATTTATTATGCCATCCTTTTTCGACGGTATCTCCGTTGTGAAAAACAAATTTCAATTTAAAATCATCCGGCACCCGGATCTCTTTGATCTGCTGATGAAAAATTTCTTCATCAAACGGGTCAAGCCCTAAGACTTCGGCTGAAACCTGCATGAGTATTACTTCGGGAATCTGCTTGGTATGACAGACTGATTTTCCAAAGTGCAGAAAGGTTCTGCAATTCCAATACACATACCCATGGGTTGGTTTCCGGTTGTAGTGTTTTCCGCATTTGTCACAGACTATTTTTTCAGTAAAAGCATAAACGGCCTTCTCTTTCTTCCCTGATGTTTTTCGCTTTGATGCTAATAAAACCTGCGCTTTGTCAAAGGTCTCTTGATCGATGATGGCCGGATGGGTATTTTCGGCGTAATACTTTGGCAACTGCCCCCAATTGGTAATTAACTTTTTTGTCAAATGGTCTGAAACATATTTTTTCTGCGCAAGCGAGTTTCCAGCATACTTCTCATTTTTTAATATCTCTCCGACCCGCTCCGCCGTCCAGATTCCGTCTCTGATTCTTTTAACATTTAATTCTCTGAGCTTTTTAGCAATCTGGGTACATCCCATTCCACCAAGGTAATCATCAAAAATCATTCGGACAATCTGGGCCTGTTCTTCATCAATCTCTATCAGACCCCTAGAAATCCGATAACCATACATAAACCGAAGGTTAACCAACTCCCCTTCCAGAAAACCCTTGCGGATACGCCATTTGCAGTTCTCGCTGACCGACAAACTTTCCGCCTGCGCAAAAGAAGCGAGGATAGTGAGCATCAACTCACCATCCCCGCTTAGGCTGTAAATATTTTCTTTTTCAAAATAGACTTCAATATTAAGGCTACTTAGTTCCCGGACCACTTCTAACAATGTCACAGTATTTCGTGCAAACCGTGAGATCGACTTGGTGATAATCAGATCTATTTTTTTATTCCGACAATCTGTCAGCATTTTTTGAAACTCAGCGCGATTATCTTTGGTGCCCGTTGCTGCTTCATCGGCATAAACACCGGCATACTGCCAATCCAGCCGACTTTGAATGGTTTCACTGTAATGGCTAATCTGAGCAGATAACGAATGAAGCATGGCATCTTTTCCGCTACTAACTCTGGCGTAAGCTGCTACCCGCTTTTTCACCGGTAGCTTGATTGCGACAGGATCAATTTTAATAACTTTTCGCATCATTTTGTCACTCCTTTCTACCTGTGATGTTAGCTCTGATTTTGATACAAAGCAAGTCATTAAGCCATTATAAGCTCGAAATAATGGGCTGATATTTTTCCAGAAGCATCGTATCGAGGCGGTCAAACTCTTCCTTTGTGATAAGACCTTTACTCATCAGTTCTTTTGATAATATGACTGAAATGCGATAGTTTTTTTCCTGTTCCAGTTGATCTTTTGTCATGGTGTCTCCTCAACTTTTTCTTTAAACCGATATTGGATATAACAGGCATGGCTGCAAAATTTTCGCTTTGAATTGCCATAGCTTTTAAAACTTTTACCGCAGCCATGGCAAACTAGGGCATAATATGCTTTTCTCTGGATGTGGGCATCATTGGCTTTCCACCAGAGTCTGCGGCATTCTTCAGTACAAAACTTTTTATGCTTTCCCTTGGAACCTTGTTTGATGGGCTTCCCACAGTGTTTACAAACATCTTTTTCATCTAAGACACCAGTTGTTTTCTTTGCCATGGTCTTTCCGAGATTATGGCGTCTGCAATAGGACTTAATGGTGTTTTCAGAAATATTGAGTTCACTAGAAATTTGCGAATAGCTAATACCCAAGAGCCGCATTTCATGGATTCGATCTTTTTCTGCAGTAGTCATTCTTTCCTCCAATAAAAAAACAGAGGCGATGCTCACTGACCATTTCCTCTGTTTTTGTTTTTAAATCTTAGCTGTTACTACTTCCGGTTTCATTGCCCGACTTTTTATCTTCTGTATCAGATTGAATTTTACCTTCAGATTCATTCTCCATCTGGGTGCGGATATTCTGGGTCAGCTTTTCTAAGAATGGTGGAAAATTCACATTCATATCCTTCATGTTTTCTAAAATGCTGATGATCTCATTACAGATCAGCCAAACCGCCACAAATGACGCAATAACAAAATTGACTTTTGCATCGACGCCAATATACTGACTGGCATAGAGTAAGGTGTAATCGAGAATCGCACCCACGGCAATCAGATAAAACAGGCAGACTTTTTTCATGATGCCCTGAAAGCCTTTGTAGCTTGAGATCTTATTACCCCGGTACTTGGCTGCTGCCAGTCCGGTGATATAATCAAAGGTAGCCAGGACAAAAAGCAAGATGACAGGCACGGCCAACATCCCCAACCAACCGGAAAGGGCTGTGAAGGCCACGGCGACAACTAATTTAATCTTATCTAGATATTCCATTATTCTTGTTCTCCTTTAAATGTATTTTTCTCTATAAAAAAAAGCCCGAAGGCTTTACAATTGTTTTAGATCAGATTCCACTGAGCGTTATTATAATAGTAGGCTTCGACCTTTTGCGCTTTGTTGTTGGCATCGCCTTTAAACACATTTGATACTGGCAGTTTTATGTCAATGCCATTCTGGTTAAAGAGTGCAATCCGATGACCTGATGTGAGACTGGAAATCAGCAGATGGTTCGATTCCAGGGCGACCTCAGTGGTTGTTATAAATGCAGCATTTGCTAAACTACTGCCGCAAAAATAGAAGATGTTGGTTCCATGAGAAACAATACTACCTTCAGTAAAACCCCAAGCCAGACCGCTTGAAACCGTTGAAAGAGTATTTGTCAGGGAATCCAGCTTAAAAATATTTTTGTCCCAATAAATATAAATATCCGTACCAACAACGGCGGCTCGACACCTTGTATATGCTGCTGGTAAATATGCCACGATCGTATAGGTATCGAGAAGGGTATCATATTTAGTAATCCTATTTGTTGAAGTACCACTTGAATTTCGACCACCGATCAGGTATATATCCGTACCAATAACCGCGGTACCTGCTTCAATATAATGATTAGTTGGTGCCGTAATCATGGTAAATGTCTGTGATACCGTATCAAAGTAATACGCTTTTGTGACAATATTGGAGTTTGAAAAACTGGTTGAATTATAGCCGCCAAATAGATAGATCCGGGTTCCAACTGTCGCATAGGCAAATGACTGCCAGCCATGATTGCCATCATTAGTAATGGCAACCGCTAGCTTTGTCATCGTTTTTTCAAGGATATCATATTTGTATATGTCCAGTGACATGGTTGAATACTTTAGTCCGCCCAATAAATAGATGAAATCGCCAACCAGCCCCGTAGCTGCATATCTAAAGTAATTGGATGGCATCGCCACCCCCGTTGATACGGTTACGAGGGTATCCAGGTTATAAGTCAGGATCTTAGGACTCATGGTATAACCCCCTAAGAGATAAACCAGATTACCAACCCGCTCAGCACAACCCCCGACACCACTGACAATTTCATTGGTGGAAGCATCAAGGATATCATTCACCCGGGTAGTTGAATTGAGGACACTGGAAATTTCACAGTCCAGTTTGATATTGGCTACCTGAGTGGTTTTGACCCATAGCTTTGTGGTATCTTCTGGAGCGACATCCCCAAAATGAATATTAAACTCCGCACTGGCCGGGGTGCCAATCAGCAGACCATCAATCAGTCCTGAATAGCTATTAGTGGGGGTCCCGGATGGAATAGCGACACCTTTACCGACCAGTGCGGTTTTAATATTGGAAAGATCAGTGATGGCCGTTTGAATATTTTCACTTAAGGTTTTAGTTGCCATTTAACGCTCCTTCCAATTGATCATTGAGGGTGCCAAGTTGGGTTGTGATAGATGTAATAGCAGATTCAGCTGCGTCCAGCCGTGTCCCTAAAGGATTAAACCAGGCGGCTTGATCGGCTGCAGTGAAATAGTCCACGCCCTTTACCGGTGAATAACCGGCAGCACCCGCTGGTCCAATTGGACCTACATCACCAGTAGCGCCCTTTTCACCTGGAATACCTTGAATCCCTTGCTCGCCAATCGGTCCTTGAATTCCGGGATCACCCGGATCGCCTTTGGGTCCTTGAATGCCTGGTTCCCCTTGAGGTCCAGCTTCACCGGTCAAACCCTGCAGTCCTTGGATCCCTTGATCCCCTTTTGCGCCGGGCAGACCTTGGATTCCCTCAACACCCTGGTCACCTTTCGGGCCTTGATGACCTGTTTCTCCCGTTAGACCCTGCAGTCCTTGAATTCCAGGATCACCTTGTGGTCCTGTTTCGCCGGTTAAGCCCTGGAGTCCTTGAATCCCTGGTTCACCTTTATCACCCTTGGGACCTTGAACACCTTGCTCACCCTGAGGTCCCGTTTCGCCTGTCAAGCCCTGCAAGCCTTGAATCCCTTGATCTCCTTTAGCACCGGGCGGGCCTTGGTCACCTTTCGGGCCTTGGATCCCTGGCTCGCCTTGAGGACCAGTTTCACCGGTGAGACCCGGCAGCCCTTGAAGTCCTTGATCTCCTTTTGCGCCGGGCAGACCTTGGATTCCAGGATCGCCTTTATCGCCCTTTGGGCCTTGTTCTCCTGGTTGTCCGTCAATGCCGGGATCGCCTTTCGGCCCTTGCAATCCGGGTTCTCCTTGAGCACCATTTTCTCCCGGTAGCCCTTGAGGGCCTTGTAACCCAGGGTCACCTTTTTCACCAGCCGGACCTTGAATACCAATCTCGCCCTGATCTCCTTTTGGTCCTTGAATTCCCGGAATGCCCTGAACGCCCTGTGGTCCAGTCTCACCGGGTGGTCCCTGGAGCCCTTGCAATCCGGGTTCACCTTTTACCCCGGCTGGACCTTGAAGTCCAATAGCGCCTTGATCGCCTTTTGGTCCTTGAATGCCGGGCGGACCTTGCGGCCCAGCTTCACCCGGAATGCCGGGATCGCCTCTTGCACCAATAAACTCACCAGCATTGGCGCGCTCCACAACGATTAGTGCTTCACTGCTGGCATGATCGGCTTTTTCCATTATCGATTGGGCGTCTTCACCCAGTTTTATCATTTGCTGCTCCCATTGCAAAAGGAGTGACGGTTCGATGGGCGGTTGGGGTGTATCAGCCTTAATCGATTGGTTGATGCGGATCAACCCTTTTTCACTTTGCCAGACCGGGATGCTGGGATCTGATTTACCATCCAACTGCACTTCGAAAGCCAACAGCCCGGCAGCCTGGGTTGTCGTAGCGGTCAGAATCCAGATAAAACGAACGAAATCACCATCGATTACCGGTATCATCAGAATCCGATCCGTCAAACGACCAAGCTCGGTTTCGATATGAATATTAAAATCGGCCACGTTGAGGCCATCATTCATTCTAGGAATCTCAAATACCAAACACTGAACCAAATGATCATATTGACTGACGATCATCTCATCATAAAAAAGCTGCTTCTCTTTGATGGCAACCCTAAAATTTCGCATAAAATCTCCTTCCAAACTTTACTCCTCCTCCGAATAATCCGGCCAGTTGGTGATGGTCTCAACCACGTCCCAATTTTTATTCAGTGCCACACTCAGTTCGCTTTGAGAAAGCTTAGCGATATTGGCGGCGCCCAAACCAATGGCCAGCTTATCTTGACCCGTACGATTGGTCAGCCCCGCCAGTACATTTCTCAGACTGCTCTTGGTTAGATTGATGCAGGGCGATAGGTCAATGGAAATATTGACATTGACCAATTTCAACTCTTTAAGATTGGTTCGGCCCTCAAACATTCCCATTCCATATATGGCGTTGGTCATATCCAAATATGGCACCGACACTAACGCAGCACAGCCGCCAAAAATCCCCTGCAAGCGGTAGGCGCTAAGTTTCATTGTGAATTCTTTAGGGACAGCCTGGAGCTTTCGGCATTCATTAAAAAATCCGAGATAAAGCGCCACACTGCTATCGTCAATAAAAACGGATGCCTGGTTTAACAGATCAAAGTAGGCGATATCTGTCCAAAGACAGGGATACCAATCTGCACTGACACCATCAAAGCAGAAATAGGTCTCGCCATATTCAATGGTAGCAGGATAAACCCCTTGATTATTGGGGAAATACATGGTCCAGACGACCTTGGTGGTCGGGTGCACTTCACTGACTCGGCTATTGGAATAATCCCAGATGTGTTCAACCCCTTCTGCAGCTGAATTATGATAGGTTTGTCCATCAGAGGTGACAACGGTGCCTTCTTCATAAAAGAAATCATTAACCAGATCTTTGGCATAGTGCATCCGTAGATAGCCGATTCGCCCTTGTGCTAAGGCTTCCCATTGGCTTTTAGCCCAGACCATATCGGGGTTGGGCTGCCAATGAAAATCGCTTTCTTCCGGCCAAACCACTCGGTCATTTATCACTGCTTCGATAATCGTCAGTCCATTTGCTTTGAGGCTTTCAATCTCACGGCCGTTAAATTTAATTCCCATCGCTTACCTCATTTATCCGGAAACGTATTTTAAGTACAGGGTGCCTTGATCCATTTCCTCCGGATAGGCTTCAACACACACCCATTTTTGACCACCAAAGTATTCATTCATGTAGTCATTGACAGCTGGTGGGACAGTTTTAACGATTGCTTCTTTGATATCCTCGGTTTTAAGTTTGGTAATGGTGGATTCAAAATCGGTAGAGACTCGTCCCAATTCAGCAACATTCTTTTCTGGGGTGTCGGGATAGCTGACCAGTTTGACAATCTGATGTTCCACTTCAATCCCGCGGATGCGGTCAATCAGCGTGACCTTATCGCCAATGGCAATGGCCAGGTTTCCATAGTCATCCGGTAACAGACTAGCCAGATCCACCACCGAAGCGGTATAGACCCGATTGGGGATCGATAACCCTGTCACTTTTTTCTGAGCCGCCGCCAGCAGTTCTTCTTTTAGCTCATAGCGTTCATCGACCCAGACCTGGGTGATGACCTTATTGGTATATTGAAAATTTTCGACATAGGCTTTACCACCATTGATGTCTTCAAAGGAAAGCCCATCTTTGCCAAAGGCATACAGCCGGGTGACCAGATCAAAGCTGTCGCCCCGGAGCTCGCATTCTCTGATATTAAGCTCATCGGAAAAATGAACGCCTTTGTTGGTGTAACCTTGGGTGGTGGTGACGCGGATAATCTTTCCGATACAATCATAGCGAAAAATCACCCCGAATGCTTTTTCAGCCAGGCGCAGCAAATCCAGAGTATTTCCAGATTCTAGGGATACTGTCTTTGCAGAAGTGGTGTTCTCAGCACCAGTAAAAGACCAGCCAGTCCCCGAAAGCACTTGATTTAAAAATGCAGATAAATTGATATCTGGGGCTAAGAACAAATGATACCCCGCCACCATAAAGTCCGATAAGTCCAAAACACACCCAATGATGGTGGTTTGGCCCCGTTCATCAATGCTTTTTATGACGTATCGATTATGATCGGTCAAAATCAGGTTTTCTTCGACCAGATCTTTATACAGCGGGTGTTTGACATAGATTTCAAAAGATAGGGTGTCTTCACCGGTTTCCAGCAGTTCCGTAACATAGCAATTATCCATATGATCCAGTTCACCAATAAATGTTTTGTTTTGGTTAAGTAAGCTTAATATCATCATTTCACCTTTTTCTATCCTGTGGCTAGAATCACACAGTCAAAAACAAAAACAGCACTGTAATGGCGGCTTGAGATTTGATTGATCTGGGTGCTCACTAGCATACAGTCAAAGCTTTGGCCTTCAATAAAGCGATTGTTAATGGTCACCACACATTTTTTCAGGGCTTTTTTTAACGCTTCAATATCGGTGAGCTTGCCATTTTTAAAATAGCATTCCACAGCCAGCTTGCTGAATCGTTCTTTGGTTTTAAAATAAATCGGCTTCGCAGCATTTTCCGGCCAGAAATAGGATGGGCTGTAATCACCCGGCGTATAAAGACTATTGGCATAGGTCGCTTTGAAGGTTGATAATACTACCGGTCCACTGCTATTGTTAATGTCGCATACTGCCATTAGATTTTACCTCCTCGTAAGCTAAAGGCCAGATCTCGTGAAACAATCGGGGTGATCGAATGACCCACGGCTTTTTTATCCAGCTCGACGGTGGTGTAGATATAAATCGGTGCGGCACTGCCACCATCCAACATACCGGTTGAACTATTTCCTGCTGAAGTTCTCCCGGTTAACCCATTTGATTGGGTATTCACATCCAGGGTGGTCGGAATGGCACCGAGCATATCCCGGGTGACCGTCGCCATTTTTCTGACAAAACCAATCCCGACGCCAGCACCCATGTTTTCTCCAATATCCGCATACACGGTCGATGGTGAGTGCATCCCTAAGAGATTTCTGACACCGTCCGTAACGCCACCAAAGAAACCGGTGACCTTATCTGAAAGCCACTGTCCCATGGACATGATCCCGTCCCATAAGCCTTTGACGATGTTGATCCCCACGTCATAAATCGCCTCAGCTGCCTGTCCTAAACCGCTGACCAAAGCAATAATAATCTCTGGCAACGCTGCAATCAGTGTGGGAATGGCGGCAATCAGTCCGGTGACCAGGGATATGATTAAGTTGATCCCGGTTTCAATGATTAAGGGCAGGTTGTTGACAAAGTAGTTGATAAACGAATTGATCAGCTGCGGCAGGGCTTCAATGAAAACAGGTAAGGCATTAATCAGACCTTGGGCTAAGCCTGTGATTAAGGCTAAGGCCGCTTCAATTAAAAGACCGGCATTGTCCATCAGGGTTTGGGCCATCAGGATGACACACTCGACGATCTTGGGCACCAGCTCGGGCAGCGCCTCAGCTATCCCGGTAATCAGGGTGGCTACCATCACCATGGCGCTTTCTAATATTGCCGGAAGATTATCCAGAATCCCCTGAGTGAGAGCCAGCACCAGCTGCAGGGCGCCATCGGTTAATTGGGGTAAGGCCGAAATCAAACCTTCCAGAAGGGTGAAGATCAATTGATTGGCAGTATCAATCAGCATCGGCAGATTTTCGAGCAGTGAACTGCCGACAGCTCCAACGATATCCATCCCCACCTGAACCACGGCTGGCATGTTACTGAGCACCATATCGGCAATCCCGCCAACGGTACTGCCAATGACCTGGGATATTTTGGTAAAGTCGCCGCCAGCATCTTGTAACCCTTTGGTAAAATCACCCATCAGAGAAACGCCCTCATCGGCCAGGATCTGAAGCTGGGGTAGCAGTACCGTACCAAGGGCATTTTTAGCAGCATCGCTGCCGGATTTTAAGCGCTGGACGCTGTCGTCAAATTTCCCCAGCTGGGCCAGGGTTTCATCACTGAGCACAGCGCCCATACGTTTGGCTTCATCGGTGAGCTCAGCAATTCCTGCTGATCCCTGAGCAATCAGCGGATTGAGATCCTGAGCCGATTTCCCGAAGATCTGCATCGCCAGGGCATCCCGCTCGGCGCCTTCTTCCATTCTGCCCAGGGCATCGATCGTTTCCCAATAAACATCTTCACCGTTTCGCAGCGACCCATCGGCATTGGAAACGGCAACTCCTAAACGCCCATAGGCTTCAATCATATCGGCTGAGCCATCTCGGGCTGAAGACATCGATCGGATCTGTTTGGCCATCGAGCCAGTGAGTGTTTCCATGGAGATATCCACCAGCTCTGCGGCATATTTGTAAGCTTGCAGGCTTTCAGCCGATACCCCGGCTACTGTAGCCGTTGTCAGGATTTCATCGGCATAGGCGGCGGCACCCACCGTCATATCAGTTAAAGATTTGGCCGAGGAAACGGCTGCGGTACCTACCGCGACAAAGGCGGTACCCATGGCGATCCCAATGCCTTTTAAGGTCCCGCCTAAAGCACTAAATTTACCGCCAGAGTTTTCTGCTTTACTCGAAGTATCATGGAGTGACTTGCCAAACTGCTCAGCCTGTTTTTCGGCATCATCAAACTCATCAGCGATTTCGGTCAGGGCTTTTTCATTTTGTTTGATTTCATGCTCCAGCCCATTGAGGTGTGCCTTGGCGTTGTTCAGCTGGATCACCCAGTTTTGAGTGCGCCGATCATTCTCGCCAAAGGAGGTGGCGGCATTGTCGAGAGCTTTTTCCAGGGCTTTGATCTTATCCTTCTGGGCATCCATTTCTTTGTTCAGTAATTGATTCCGGGCGGTGACTGCTTCGATACTTTTATCCTGTCTGTCAAACTGGGACTCGACCAGCTTCATTTCGCTGCCCAGTACCTTAAAGGATTGATTGATATCGCGAAGGGCGTTCTTAAATTCTTTTTCGCCTTCAACCCCGATTTTTAAGCCAAAATTATCTGCCATACTGCATCACCTCCTGTTTTTAGGCATGAAAAAAGACACTCTGTTGAGAATGTCTTGAGTTATTTTAATATTTTCAATAAGAATTATAAATGTTCGTTTTTTGCTTCTTCGGCATGTGTGATTTCTTCAGTGCTGATAGTTTCTTCAATTTGATTATTTGTATCAGCTTCAAGCCCACTGTTTTCTGAATCATTTTCGAAGTGTGCTACAATTATTCCAAACCCATACAACGGCCATGAAGTTACAATACTGCTTGCTAATAGAATAATTGAGTAATAAATACCAACTAATCCAGTATAGGCTCTATCTCCAGATTCCTGTAGAATCGAATACGATGATGATCCGCCATATGCAGATGAATACTCTAAATATTCTCGACCATTTGCGTATTGAGCAAGTGAAACAATCAACCATAATACCCCAACAATTAATCCAAACCAAAATATTATTTTAGCTAAATTTTTAATTTTTCCACCACAATTGCTAAACATAATTAACATACCTCCTCAAAGTTTTAATTAACTCTATCACTAATTCTAATTATGTGCAATATATTTGAAACAAAAACTCATAGCGGAAAAATATCATCGATGGTCCATTCCCGTTTCGGTTTTTCCACCCCCAAGAACTGCTTATGACAAGTCCAAAGATCAAGTAGCTGACCCAGTGGCATAAGCCAGACCTGATCTTCTGTTCGGTTCAAATGAACGGTTCCATAATATAAAAGCCGAGTAAACAATGCTTCATCATCTACTCGACTTTCAAGTTTTTTAGTGGTTCACCCTCAGAGGTATTATCCTCGCTTTCGAGATGACGCCTGGTGCCACTTACCATGGCTTCGGTGATGGCATTCTTATAATCTGCCAGTTCCATCGGGGTCGTTAAAAGCTCGACGGCTTCTTCGGTTAGTAGCGGTTTCTTTTCTTCATTCTGAAGATTATGAATTAGGATGCTTTGGTTGGCCAGCAGAGCAATCAGCCAGGTCACCTCATCCAAGGCCATTTCAAAGTTTTCATTCTTCATTAGCGTTTCACCCAGGTTGGCAAGCCCGCCATAACGCTTCGCAATTTCCTTGGTGGCTTTGGTGGTAAAAATAAGCTGATACTCCACGCCACCGATTGTAACCACAGCCATTCGATCAGTATCCATCATCATGGGGTACCTCCAATACTGGCCATGGTATTTAACCAGGTCTTTGCTTCAGCTTCGGTCGGAAAAGTCGCTTCTTCTTTCCAGACATCCAGCACATCGGTGAGGATGGTGCCTTCAATGGTTGGGGTCTGAAAATTTATGGCTTCCCCTCGAGTTTCCATACTTTCAGATGGGACACCAAATTTTACCTTGGTGAGCCAGATGGCTCGAAAACCACGGATGTTATTTTTAATACTGGTGGCATAAAAGCCGACTCCCACAAAAGCACCATCATCCGAACCTTTGGCAGTCATTTTCTTATTGGTTCCAGGATCAATGGTAGTCAGGGTATGCCCAAGAATTAAGGCTCGGGTTTCATAGTCCAGATGATCCCCATTAAGGGTCAGCTTCCCGGATTTAAACTCTTTGACATTTTCAATGATCCGGTCATCGCCCCGCAGCACCCCTTCATTGACCTCGATATTCATATCAGCTTTGATCGCGTAGGCCATGATTCGGCCTTCTGCGTAGCTGGTGTCGGTTTCGGTTTCTGTCAGTTTTGAACAGATGAGATATTTAAGTCCTATTTGTGCCATTTTTATACTTCCTCCACTTCATAGTCTTTTGCCACATCGATGGCATAATGGTAATAGCCGGTGTCGTCTTCATGACCGACGTAGCGCCGATCGGTGATGACAAACCCGCCTTTAATTAAGGCGCTTGTAACACGGTTTTTTAAAGCAATGTAATTATTCTTACAAAAGATCGAAATCCGAACCTCCTCGATTGTGCGGAGGGGCAGATCGTCGCCATAGAGTGCAAAGGTATCGGTCAGCGGGGTAATCACCATGTATTCATAGGCAGGTTCTTCAGAGAATTTTCCGGTTTCAACGGAAACATTCAACCCACTAATGATCTGATTGAGTTCGATTAAACTGTTCATAGGCTTTCGATCTCGCTTTCCAGTTTGTTTTTCATTGCTTCAACACAAGCCTTTCGCGACTTTGCTTTTGCCGGTTTGAGAAACGGTTTCGGCAGTTGGCCGCTTTTGCCGTATTCCAGAATATTGGCGATCTTGGCATTGCTTTTACCACCGGATCGGGGTTCAGAAAAACCAATCTTGAGATTGTAATTACCAGCACTATCTTTTTTAACGGGTGATACTCCCAGGGCCGCTTCCAACTCACCGGTTGAGCGACTCTTAAGTTTCGTTTCACTGCCAATGACAGCACTGAGATTACTTTTGACTTTCTCAAGCACCACGTCACCACCGGCTTCCAAAACTCTGGGAATGATGTCATCGGACTTTTCAGCAAGGGTTGAAATTTTGAGCAGAAAATCGTCCGGCATTTTGATCGTAATTTTAGCCACTGGTTTCCATCCTTTCACAGAGCACTTCGGTGTACATCCCTCGACCTTTCACATCCTCAACTGAAACGATGTTATATCGTCCGGCATCACAGGCGATTATCATGTTGGTTTTAACAGCAATGCCGGGAATGGCTCTAAATCTAAAAAGTGCCGAAGCTTTGATAAAAATCGCTCTGTTTTTCCAGCTTTCATTGCCATGGCGATCCTCTTTATAGGCTCGTACTGAAGCGATGATGGTATCGCCGGTGCTTACAAACCCTTCAGCATCTTTAACCGGTTCGGTAGTGATCAGATCGATCGTGGTATTCATTTTTCCAAAACTCATGATCACACCTTAAAATCCTTATTCATTTGCAGAAGCCGATTGACCACCGTCCAGACCTGATTGCTGGCCTGAACATTGTCGGCAAAAAAGCCCCCGGTGCTGCCATCCCGGCTTTCATAGAAATGGGATGACAGCATAATCACTGCCTGTTCGGTGGTGGGGTGCATATCATGCTTTAAATAAAAACCATCTTCTTTTTTTTGATAGCTTTCCGCATAAGATGTGGCAGTAAAGATTAGATTTTGTAAGAGCTCATCGTCTTGGTCATGCTCGAGAATCAGATTGGCTTTGACTTTTTCCAGGAGCGTCTGCATCACTGCCACCTCATTTCATTGGTATGTTTTTGATTGATTATTCTGACTTCATTAAACCCGCTGCTTTAAGCTTTGCCAGCAGTGAATTAAAATCCGCAACCAGCCCTGGTACAGTTGTCGCAGCACTATCGGCTTGATATCCAGCTTGGGGTAGGCCCAACAAAATAGCACCCTCTTTAATATCAAGGGTGCCGCCAATGACCGTTTTATCGCCGCCCTCAGTTGTATAATTCTTTGTCGTATAACTCACAGTCCTACCTACGCTTTTTGTTTCAGGGTCTTAATGGCTTCTGGCAGGATCAGCTTGCCATCAACCCGCTGAGTGGCCATAAAACCTACCTGACCGGTTGTGGCATAGAGTTCGTTTAAGCGTTTAAAAGAACGACCCTGACGATCAGCTATCCAGTAATAACTAAAATCTCCAAAAGCAACAGTTTTTGCCCCGGCCGCAATCGTTGGAACATAGGAAGATGTTTTAACCGGACTATTGAGAATTGTATCGGGTGTTCCAGCGGTAATGGATGGTTGCCAGATGTAGTTCCCATTGCCATCTTTTAATTTCCGGATAGCTTTGACGGTGGCATCGTTAAGAACAAAGGTAGCGTTTTTTCGATACGGGGATTTAAGAGAATAATAGAGATCCATGATCTCATCTACCGTAATGGCTGTAGCACTGGCTGTGGTAATCCCATCCTGAGCGCCGCCGGTGGTGTTGAAAATCCCGGTTGGTTTACCGATACCATCACCAATAAAGAACGCTTCTTCCTCTTTGGCGCCGATTCGACGGGCAAATTCCTTGGCAATGTAGGCTTCCAGGTTAAAAATGGAATCATTTAATAGTTCTTCTGATACTTTAAGCAGGGTTCCCAGTTTATAAGCACTGATGGAAACCTGTCCAAACGAATCATCGCTCTCTGGAGCTGCCCCTTCTTCTTCTATCCATGATGCGGATCCTTTGGTGGCTACAACTGGGATTTTTCGATCCCCACTGGAAGTCGCAATGACTTTGGCCATGGTTCTAAAGATGTTTTCTTCTTCCAGACCTTCCACCAGAGTCCGTTCAAACTCGTCGGGAACCAGATAGCCACCTTCGCTGTCGCTGCCGATTTGCAGCGCATTGGTGATTTCAAAGCTCAGGGACTTGTTGCGCATGGCGTTCCAGAAGGAATCGGCATACTCATCACTGCCCCGACCGCTTTTGGACTCGGTCATCCCATCAGGTTTTCCGGTAATCGGGGTATTGATCGGTTTTGAAAACTCCAGATCCAGGGTCTGTTGACGTTCCAGACGATCAATCTCTTTTCCCAGATTTACCACATCGGCTTCCATTTTTTCATAGACTTCAATATCGACAACTGCAAGCAGACCATCCTGATTTCTTTTTTCATCCAGGAATTTTTTCGCATCTTCCCAGACTTTGGCCCGTTTTTCTCGTAATTCTAAAATTTTATTCATAGTCGTTTCCTCCACTTATTTAATCAAATTTAATCGTGTCTCAAACACGTCGACCGGTATTCCTACAGGGGTTGTTGGCTTAGGGATTAGCTTATCCAGCAGGGAGTTGGTCACCGCCTGCCGTGAAAAGCTGTAGTTCTGGGCACCATCACACGTTTCTCGCTCATCAAAGAGCATCTCATCAGCAAAGCCCAGTTCTAAGGCTTTGTTGGCATTAAGCCAAGTCTCACCATCCATCAGCTTTGACAGTTTCGCCCGGGGTTGGCCGGTTTTAAGCTCATAGGCATTGATAATGCTTTCCTTCACTTCATCGAGCATTTGAATGGCTTTTTTCATTTCCGTGCTGTCGCCAATCGCCACCGTCAAGGGGTTGTGAATCATCATCAAACTTGTCGGTGAGACTTTGACCGTTGTTCCGGCCATGGCAATGACAGAGGCAGCACTGGCCGCAATCCCATCAATCTTGACCGTGACGTTTCCTTTATAGTCCATCAGCATGTTATAAATTTGACTGGCCGCAATACAATCGCCACCGGGACTGTTAATCCAGATATCAATGTCGCCTTCACCTGAGACAAGTTCTGATTTAAACTGCTTGGGGGTTATTTCGTCACCGAACCAGCTTTCCTCCGCAATTGCCCCGTTGAGATAAAGGGTTCGTGAACCATCTTCGTTCTTAATCCAATTCCAAAATTTCTTCATTCGTTTCCTCACTTTCATTCGTGTTGATATTTGCAAAGGCGCCAGCATCTTGAAGTTTTGTCATTGCGCCATTTATCAAAAATAAATCTCCACCCAGTTCTTCAGGGATACGGTTTAAGTTTTCCAGTTCCCGGATATCATTAGCGCAAAGCCAGCCGTTTTGTCGACCAGTGGCATAGCCTGCCATACGAGAAGCGTAGTCGCCACGCAGTAGACCATCAACCGAAAAGCGGATAAAATATTTTTGCTTTTCACTGTCACTGAATAGTGCTTTCTGCATCGATTGTTCCCAGCGAATGACCCAGGGATCCAGGGTGTATTTGACAAACTCAAGAGATTGCTGCTCAATGTTGGAAAAGCTGGACTTCTCCAGATCTCCAATCATATGGGGTGGGATCCTGAAAATCCGGGCGATTTCATTGATCTGAAACTTCCGGGTTTCCAGAAACTGGGCCTGTTCCGGGGGGATGCCAATGGAAGTAAACCGCATACCTTCTTCTAAAACGGCAATCCGATGAGCGTTGCTGCTACCTTGATAGACCGCGTTCCAGCTTTCCCGGACCCGTTTAGGATCTTTAACTACACCGGGGTGCTCTAAAACACCCCCGGGATTGGCGCCATTGGAAAAAAACTTGGAGCCATACTCTTCGGTGGCAATGGCCATCCCAATGGCGTTTTTGGCCATGGCTATCGGTGAATAGCCGATCAGCCCATCAAAACCAAGACCTGGAATATGAAGAACCGTTTCTTTGCGCATCACCACTTCGCCCTTGTCACTCTGATATTTGTAGAAAAGCTCTCTATTTGAAGCTCGATCAACGGTCATTTTGTCTGGCATTAAGGGATAAAGCGCCAACACCTGTCCCCTTCCATCCCGGATAATCTGGGCATAGGCATTGCCCCAAAGCAAAAGATGACTCATCAGTGTTTCTCGAAACACGAAAGAAGTCATCTCCGGGTTTGGTTCATGCTGAAGGAGCTGGTATAAAGTGTGTGCTTCGGCTTTTTCCTTACCGTTATCGGTGTATTGGTAGGTATGAAGAGGCAGGCTGGCGATGGTTTCGGCCAGGATCCGCACACAAGAGTAAACAGCGGTGGTCTGCATGGCTGTTCGTTCATTGACCGTTTTTCCGGCGGTGGTGCCGCCAAAGAAAAAACTAAACGGGTTATTATCCAGATAGTTTTTTGGTTTGTCTCGAGAATGGAATAGATCTCTTAATCGACTCATAGGTTCCTCCTTAAAAATGGGCGTAAAAAAAGCACCTCGGGTGAGATGCGTAAACATTTGTTTTTAGTTTTCTTTATCAATATATTCTATTGCTTTCGTCCCGGCATGAGAATTGAAAAGTTGGAAAAGATTAAATACAAAACATTTCATTTCCCATACAACATTCGCAACAAAATAAAAATATATTAGTATAGCTGAAAATGCTACTGTTTCATTTAAAAATTGATTAAAAGGTAAATAGAAATCATTCTTCAGGCTTCCTATAGTTATAATGATAAATATATTTATCATTATTGCCATTATATCCAGCATCATAACTTTTGCAAAATATTCATTACTTTCTTGAAGTTTACTTTTTCCTGATCCATTTTTCTTCTCATCATCATTTGTTGTATTTATCAACCTTATAAGGAGCTCATCATTGATGAGTGCTTGAAAAAAAGCATATCCCATGAACACTATTCCAAATATTCCGACAATAACGGTATTAAACGTCTCAACGGAATTTACAAATGCAGAAACAGTTTCTGGTGAAAAGGCTATTATAAATGAAGGAATCGACATTGTACCAATAATCGCGAGGAGTCTTTTGTTACTAATCTTAAAAGGTAGTATTAATTTGATTGCATCTAAACAAATTTCTGTTGAAGAGCGTTTCAAAAACAAATTTTTGACATTTTCTACATTAACTTGTTTTTCCAGAATAGATCACCACACTTTCACTAAATTCTGTTTTTATCTCTTTTTATTTATAAACGGAAGAATTTTAGCTCGGTTTTTTGTAAATATTTCTTGGTTTTCAGGGGTTATGAAAGCTATGCTTTCAAAGTCTTTCGTTCTCTCTACAACTTGGTCTAATTCAGAGGCTATATTTCCTACATCATCCAGCGTGATATCCATGTTTTCGGAAATTGTATTGTTATTTATTGTTCCTTTTGATTTATCAGGATAGGTTACATTGAATAATGGATCTATTGTCCCTTGTGCCGCTTCAATTACTTCAATTACACCATTGATTGAAGTTGGAGAATTTAAAATTATTGATCCTGTTTTACTCCCTACCTTATTCCTTAAATCAGAAATCAAATCATCAAATAAGGGTCCAAAATCGAGATCACCATTTAGAGGATAGAATCTGAGAGTGAGTTTATTAATCTTCATCACCTTCCCGAGAGCTTCTTTAATAGACTCCCTCATTGGAATACCGACGATATTGACTACAGGTCTGGGGATCAAATCAACATCATTTCCTTTTCTAATTTCGTTTTCTGAACGGATGTATAATTTCAGAACTTTTTTGAATGTTGAGGAAAAACTCTTTAAATCTGGGCTGCCCTTTTGATTTTTTACTAAAGTCATCCTATGATTTTTTAAATGAATAGCAAATAATGAAAACGGAGCAGTCGGATATCTTTCGTCAGTATCAATTAATACTCCTTCGTCATCAAATTTTGATTTTATTTCAATTGTTGTTTCCTTGACAATAATTCCAGTTAGAACTAATCCATCCTCATCAATTTCTTTTATCTCGACCTTCATAAAACTGTATTCATTATCACCTGATTTTTTTTTGAATTCTGATTTGAAGGCAGGTAAAATTGCTGAATCAAAATAGTTTAACAGTGGTTCCTCATCATCACCAAATACAATATTGAAATTTGCTATGATCATTTTTTTACTACTCATTAAAGTTCCCCCTAAATAATTAGATTACAACTCAATTGTATAGTAATTTCGAGGAACTTGCAATTATAATATTATTAACAAACCTTCTTTCATCCTTGTTGAAATTATAAAATCAATATCCCCCGTTCATCATAAACACTGCCACCAATATTCACACCGCAGCGAATTGCCCGATCCAGTGCCATAATGGTGGCCACGGCTCCATCAATCCGCTCTGTCGATTTCTCTTTATCCGGCTTGATATTTCCGGCTGGATCTGTCCGGACAAAGATGTTGTCCATCATCCATCTGAGCACTGGATGACCACCATGGGTGATTTTCTCCTCCAGCGTCAGCTTCATCAGTTCTTTAGTTGGTGGCGACATATCTTTAAAGCCCTGACCGAAAGGAACCACAGTAAAGCCTAATCCTTCCAGGTTTTGCACCATCTGAACAGCACCCCAGCGGTCAAAGGCGATTTCTCGGATGTTATACCTGGTGCCCAATTCGTCAATGAAGTTTTCGATAAATCCGTAATGAACCACGTTTCCTTCAGTGGTCTGCATATGATTTTGCTTTTCCCACACATCATAGGGGACGTGATCCCGCCGGACGCGCTGTTCGATGTTTTCTTCTGGGATCCAGAAAAAAGGCATGATGACATACTTATCATCATCGTACTTTGGTGGAAAGACCAAGACAAAGGCGGTGATGTCAATCGAACTGGAAAGATCGAGGCCGCCATAACATTCTCTACCAAGCAGATCATGAGGATCGATCGTCTCACCACACTGATCCCACTTCTCCATCGGCATCCACCGGACGGATTGTTTGACCCATTGATTCAGTCGCAACTGCCGGAAAAGGTTCTCTTCAGCCGGGTTTTCCTTAGCATTTTCACAGGCTACCTGGATTTTTTCAATGTCAACGGTGATGCCCATGGAAGGATTGGCCTTTTGCCAGACCTTCGGGTCGGTCCAGTCCTCGTTTTCTCCGGCACCATAGATAACCGGATAAAAGGTCTGGTCAATTTTTCGTCCAGCCAAGATATCCTCGGCTTTCTGATGGACTTCCCAGCAAATGGAATGTCGATCCGTTCCAGCGGTGGTGATTAAAAAGTAGAGGGGTTGCTTTCTAGCATCACCGGAGCCATGGAGCATGACGTCATAGAGATTTCGATTAGGTTGGGCATGTAATTCGTCAAAGACCACGCCATGAACATTAAGTCCGTGTTTCGTGTAGGCTTCGGCGGACAATACCTGATAGAAGCTACCCAACGGTTTATAGACCAGTCGCTTTTGGGATAAGATTGGCTTGATTCTGGATTTAAGCGCCGGACATTGATCAACCATATCCACCGCCACATCAAACACAATCGAAGCTTGCTGACGATCCGAAGCACAGCCGTAGATTTCACCACCGTGCTCGTAGTCACCACAGGTTAAGAGCAAGGCCACCGCAGCCGCCAGCTCACTCTTCCCTTGTTTTTTGGCTATTTCAATATAGGCGGTGTTAAATTGCCGGGCCTGGTTGGGTTTTAGGATGCCGAAAACATCCCGGATGATCTGCTCCTGCCAGTCAATCAGTTCAAAGGGCTGGCCATGCCATTGACCTTTGGTATGCTTGAGGCAATTGATAAATGAAACCGCCAGATCGGCACGGTTTTGATCAAAGATGGACGTCTTTTGTTTAAATGGGGTTGGTTGATAATTGTCCAGATAGCGCATGGCCGTCCGCTCCTTTCTGAGAACTGGTGCTGTTTTTAACTGTTAAAATAGGCCAGGATTCCTTCCAGAATACCCTGGGCTTCCAGCTCCGCACCGCCATTATTAAAGAAATGACAGTCGCTGGGTGATGAGGCAAACAGCCCTTCGGTGATAATCGCTGGCATGTCCGAATAGGTGACGTCGGAATCATCGCGCTGGATAATCCCCCGGTTGGCTAATCCCATACGATTGCACATCCCATTAAGTACCAATTGGGCTAGTCTTAAGCCATTGGTACTCCCGGGATAACAAATGACCAGGGTACCGCTGGATTCTGGACTGGCGGAACCGTTGTGATGGATGCTGACAAAAATATCAGCATTGTTCTCATTGGCAATGACCGGACGGTCACTTAAAGCCATCCAACGATCATCGGTTCGTGTATAAACGACGCTGAAACCGCGTTCCTTAAGTAGTTGGCCCAGTCTCAGACTCACCACCAGATTCATATCCTTTTCCTGCAGGTTTCCGCAGGCCCCCGGATCGGAGCCGCCATGCCCGGGGTTGATGCACACCAGCTGGCCATTGCCCGTGCCATTAGGGGGAGTTGTCGGTGTTGGTTTAGATATGGGTGTGGTCGCTTCGGTCTGGTTTGCCGCCAGTGGTATTTCGATGCCCAGAGCTTTTAACGTTTCATTCCCAACAATCCCATCAACAGCCAACCCATTTCTTTTTTGAAAATCTGTGATGGCTGCCAAAGTTTCTGAACCGACAGCACCATCAACAGTAAGGCGGTAGCCGTTCTTAATGAGGGCTTCCTGAATCAATCTGATTTCTCCCATTAGGGTGGCATCGGAGTGATCCCCGTAAATGCCATCCTTTTCCAGACCGTGATATGCTTGTAGAGCAAGTACCGCATCCTCGGTTTTCCTTCCGAAGTCGCCATCAACCGTTCCGGCGTCATAAGCACAGAAATTTAAATCCCGCTGTAATTGGGCCACAGCGGTACCCATGGTTCCTATTTCAAGATTCATTTTTTTCCTTTCCTCGTTGCCGGTAAAAAAAGACAACAAAAAAGCACCCCTTTACAGAGCTGCATAAAAAGTTTGCATTTTGTTTAAAGAATAATAATCGCTACGAGAAAAAGGCTGGTTTTCAGCCCTTTCCAAAAGTTTTAAGCTTGTTTCTTTCCGTATTCAAAGGCCTGAATCAATACTTCTTTAAGGCCCCAAACCGAAATGTCTAGGAAATCTTCGTGGTCGCTGTACCTTGTTTCAAGGTCCCCTCTTTGTTCGATGCTGTAGAATGCTTCCTTGGCAATTTTCAAAAGTTCCTCGTAATCTTTTTCGTTAACGTTTTGTTTTTTCATGGCGTTTGCCTCCTTTGCTTTTGTTGTGTACATATTAGCTCTAAGTGACACGTATAGCAAGTTATATCGCCTTAAAAACATATTAAATTATTTATATGTCACTATCTAATTGCAGCTTCGGTTGAGTCGCTAACTGCCTGCCGTAGGATGCCAACATCAAACCCGGCGGCTTTGTAGCCTTCCAGAATAACGCTGTAATAGTAACAGCTTGGCAGCCCCAAGGGCCGGTTCTCGTTCATCAGGTAAACCATGGCTTTGCTAAGCCGTTTACCGATGCGGACGGTGATGGTTTCTTTGCGATAAAGAATCGGCCAGCCTTCGTAATGGTCCAGGGCGGCTTCATCTTCCGGGGTGATTTCCCAGACCAGCACTGGTACCCGGCTGCCTTGTTGGGGTTCAATAGTGGCCACAGCGCCATCGTGGGGGCCTTTAAACAGCAGTTGGTAGCCGTCAAGGGTGAGTGCTTCAACGACCCGAGCGGTGGGGCAGCGTTTGGCCATTTGAGCCAGATTTAAGTTTGAGCCATAGGCCAGATACAGTTTAGTCTTCATGAGCATTCTCCTTTTTTCCTTTTGAACCGGGGGCAGCTCATGCCACCCCATACCGCCATGCTGCCGAACCGGTGAGGGCTGCGGTTAAGTGCTCGCGGCAGTTGGCAAACTCGCTGCCAATGAAGCCGATGCGGTTTAAGTAGGTGCGCATGGCAAACTTTTCATTTTCAACCTGGGGCTTTTTCGAAGAAGCACACTTTTGGGTTAAGGCCTGGTTGTTGATGGCCAGGGCCAAAACAATGTAGCTTCTGATTTTTCCGGCGTGGAGGATGCTGTTGAAGCCCCGTAACTCAACCGTATGGTGGCCGGTAAAAAAGCTGTGCAGGTTCAGGAAATGGTAGCGGCTGTTGTGGTAGTGAATCCGGCGGCTTTCGTTGTAGCCGTCGTACCAGATATCTTCAAGTTCTGCCATGGTGGTGGGCTTTTGTTTTTTCAGTTTTTCGATCAGGATGCCATCCATCTTCTTACAGTAGCTCATTCGCTGGGGGGCAATCTCCAGGGCTTTGTAGAAAAGGTCGTTCTTGCTGGCGATGATGTTGATGAAGTTTCGGATGCTGCGGGGTGAGTGGTCTTGGCCATCCAGATGGATGTGGATACCGCACGAGCTGTTAGTAAAGGCCCCGGCGCGTCTGAGCAGCCGTACCAACTCCTGCAAGGTGCCAATGTCTTCCCGGTAGGAAAGGATCGGGCTGACCAGCTCGACACTGTAGTCTCTACCAGCGGCGACCCTGCGACCCCGTGATTTGCGTTGGCAGTTGATGCTGCCGTCGCTCATGAACTTCCACACCCGACCATCCGGGGCGGTGACCTTTTTGGTGTCGTAGTAGGTGCCACCTTCTTCGTAGGTTCCGTTCAGGAAGCTGGCGGCCACCTCAGCAGCCTTTTCTCTGCTAATCCCGGTAAACTCAATCTCGATTCCGAAGTTTGCTGTTAACATCATTTTGTTCTCCTTTAAAGTGTATTTGTTCCTTTTGTATGTACATATATCACTCTAAACGACATTAATAGCAAGTCAATTCTCAAGAAACACAAAAGAATTACTCAGCATTTGCTTTTCTACCACTTTTAAAAGCCGCACTGCCTGACAGCTTCGACAGCAGAATCTTGCGGGTGGTTTTGTAGTCGTTCCCGATAAACCCCAGTCGCAACAGGAAACAGCGGAAGGCGTACTTTTCATTGTCGACAGCCTTGGCGGTAGCGGCGATGCGTTTTTGCGTTTTGGCCATCTCACAAATGGCGGCAATGAACTCAGTGTAGGCCTTGATGACTTCGGGTTCAACATCCGCTTTAAACCAGGGGAAGGAGATGGTTTCCTCGGACTGCTCAAGCGGTAGGGCGTCAATGCCAAGAGCTTTTTTAATCAGCCCACCTTTGCTTTTGATTAGGTTTTCAAGGTTTATCATGGCTTCATCAGTGAAGCCTTCCTTGGGCATTTCAATGGTGAGGATATCCTCGTTTTTAGTTTCTGTTTGGATTTGGTTTTCGGTTTCTGTTTCGGGTTCGGTTTGGCTTGCTTCTTGTTCAAAAGTGAATCCTCTCAACTTCAGGCTTTCCAGTAAGGTATCAACCACCGTTTCAGGAGTCGCTTCGGAAACAATCAGGGTTCCTTGCTTATCCACCTCAAAGCCGCCAATGGTGTAGGCAAAGGATGGTACCCCTTGGTAGACGGGCTGAATGCGAAGGATTTCGCCAATAGCTGCCACCAGCGTCTTTCGATCACAGTCTGTAAACTGGTAATTCATTGTCATGGCCGCTCACCATTTTCCCTTTCGGCTTCACCGTTTCTATCAATCACCAGCCAGGAATCAACCCCAGCGATTAACCCTAAGCGGCTTCCACAGTCCCAGCGAACGTGAATGGTGCCGATGGCGTCAATACAGTCCACCGTACCGGTGGCCCCTTTAGAAAGCGTCGAGTAGGGATCATACATGTAAATCAGCTGAACCCGGTCGCCTTTTTCAACATTTGTTAAGTTTTGAGGTTTCATTTTTTGCCACCTCTTTTCTTTTTACCGTCGAGAACCAGCTCAAAGCGCTTTTCATCAATCAGTCCTTGTAGTTCTGTGGGACCGTAGATGAGCACTTCGTCGCCATTTTCGCTGGTGTCCGCAAGGACAATGTCTTTACCATAGCGGCCGACAACCTGGTAGACTTTCTTTTTGTTTCCGGTTGTAAATAATGTACCTTTGTTCATGATCTTATCTCCTTTAAATGTAGTTTTGTTGTGTCTATATATCACTCAAAAGGTAGTAATTAGCAAGTAGTATTTGACATAACTAGTTTGTTTATTCGTCTTTTAAAAGGTCGGAATAAGGAATCGTAGCACCATTTCGAACAACAGAAATCCCATCTTCGGTACCAGTGGTTTCGGCATAGCGTTTGACAATCACATCGCAGTATTTGGGATCCAATTCTGAGGTGTAACAGACACGTCCCATCTGTTCACAGGCAATCAGGGTGCTGCCGCTGCCACCAAAGGAATCCAACACGATGTCGCCTTCTTTGCTGGAGTTACCGATAAAGTAACCGCAGAGCCCCACTGGCTTCATGGTAGGGTGTTCACCGTTCCTGAGCGGTTTGTCAAACCGGATTAGAGTAGTCTGCTTCCGATCGCCATACCAGGCATGGCCAGCGCCGGCTTTCCAGCCGTAAAGGACCGGTTCATGCTGCCACTGGTAATCCTGTCGCCCCATGACCAAGGAATTCTTGACCCAGACAAGGCATTGCCGCAGGACATAGCCAGCTTCTTTAAAGGCTGTTCTAAAATTGTAACCTTCACTGTCGGCGTGGAAAACATAGATGGGGGCACCTTTTTTCGATTGTTCAAACATCCGGGTAAAGGCTGCGGTTAAAAACTCCAAGAAGGCTGCATCCCCAAGTTTGTCATTTTGAATCTTCAGTTTTTCCTTAGTGCCGCCCTGGTAGTCGACGTTATAGGGGGGATCGGTCAGAACGAGGTCCGCCAGCTGACCATCCATCAGGATATCCATATCGTCTTTGATGGTGGAGTCCCCACAGATGAGTCGGTGTTTTCCCAGCAGCCAGACATCCCCAGGCTGCGTCATCGGAGAAGTAATCTCATCTAAAGCCTGATCGGGATCAAAGTCATCCTCCAGGGCATCCGGTTCACCAAAGAGTTCATTGATTTCGGCCATGTCAAAACCAGTCAAGGAAAGATCAAAGCCGCTATCATCAAGATCCTTTAGCAGATCTGTTAACAGCGGCATATCCCAATCTCCGGAGACCTTATTCAGGGCAACGTTTAAAGCCTTTTCTTTTTCATCATCCATATCGACAACCACACAATCCACTTCTTTTTCACCCAGCTGGGTTAACACCTTAAAACGTTGGTGACCGCCAACAATGTTGCCGGTGCGCTGGTTCCAAATGACCGGTTCCACATAGCCGAACTCTGTAATGGAGCGCTTGAGCTTTTCATACTCGGCATCGCCGGGTTTGAGATTTTTCCGGGGATTGTATTTGGCGTGTTTAATTTTCTTAATAGGTATTTTTTGAATTTCCATTTATGTTTTTCCTTTCGCAATTTCATCTTTTTCGTTTTCAACCATCGGTTGCCAGATGAACGAAAATGATTTAGAAACCATTATCACGAGATTATTCACCCCGTCGGGCAGTCAGTAGCCGTTCCATCACATCGTCGTGGGGATTGCTGCCTTTAAATTCCTGAGAACAGTTTTCTTTAACCACTTGATAGATTTGATACCAGAGGTTGTTAGACAGCTTCATAAAACTCTGCGACATGGCAACGAAAGGTGATGGAATCGCATTGCCAGTGGTGGGGTGCTTGGCCAGAAAGCCAAACTCGGTAATCGATTCTTCACACTGGATCCAACGAGAAACCGCCATGGCGTACTGCTCGATTAATTGGGCAGAGACATGCTGGGCGCAACCCCGTTCAGCTAACCACTGCCAAGTAATTTCATAGACTTCAGCTGCCATCAGCGGTTTGCCATTTTTCTGGGTGGCACTAAGATAATCTTTGGGTGGCGGCATATCCTGGCCTTCCAGCTTGGCGGTATCTGAAAATTCCAATACCGTCAACTTTCGTTTGCCGGGGTTACCATCCATCAGCTTGTCCACTAATGCTTTTTTCTTTTTTCCGGCTCCGACTCGGGAACCTCCGTGACCGTTGGCCATCTAAGCACACCGTCCTTTCTTTAATTTTTCCTATACCACCTCTTGAAATCGCGACTTTTCACGCGTGGCCCCCTACCCGTTGCATTTGCAACACGTTTTAGCGATTTGACTACCCCCACCCGTTCGATAAATTGATTTCTATTTCCGATAATGATATAATTAGTTATTAATATGTTGGTTCTAGCAACATTTAGCTTTCTTCTAGTTGGAATCCCAGTCGACGTCGTTTCTACCTTCTTGGTATTGATTCAAACATTAATCAGTTTAGGAAGTTTAAAGGAGGAGCACAAGATGTTAAAGGGTTATAACACGGTGGTTAGCGGCGCGCACGGAGCGGCCAGTTGTAACTGTGGTGAATATCTGAAAGCTATATGAAGCTATTACAAGTGCCGAAAGTAGGTTCGAATCCTACCCGCTCCGCCAATCAATGGACTACTTCTTGGTAGTCTTTTTTTTTGTCCCACCGTCCCCCTTCTCTGGCAGTAATTGTGGAATGACAGCTGCTACACAAAGCCATTAGATTTTTCTCATCGTGGGTACCGCCTTTTGACAACGGTTTGATATGATGAACTTCCTGCGCCGGGGTTAGCCGTCCTTCTTTTAAACACTGCTCACATAAAGGATTGTTCTTAATGTATTTGTTTCTGATTTTCTTCCAGGCCCATCCGTACCGTTTCCGAGTTTCCGGATTACGCTCATACTTATTGTAATGTTGGTCATGTAATTTTTGATGCTTTTCACAAAACCTTGCATCTGTCAATTCACTACAACCGGGGTAGCTGCAGGGCCGTTTTGGTTTTCTAGGCATGGTGTTCACCTCTTTCAGGGCATAAGAAAAGCCCTGTGGGGGCATTCCCACAAGGCTTCACTCGATTTTTATCTTTTTTTCTCTAGTATAATAATAACACACTACCCATATGGACATCTACGGACATTTCCGGCACATTTAAAAAAAGCATGTTTTTCATTCTTCAAGCGCGGTTTTTAAATCATTCATATGGGCATGACCTTTAACACTATTATCTTTAGCCAGTTTTCTACCTTCGGTAATGGCAGAGGCCGTTTCCTGACTTGGGTCTGACAATTTTAATTCAAAAGGCATTCCCTTTTCAAGGACTACTTGCCTGAGAAAAATATTGATCACTGTCATCATATCAAGACCAAGTTCTCCAAAAATCTTCTCTGCCGCTTCTTTGAGCTCTTTATCTATTGGAATTTCCAAATCAATCATATTTGCCATCTCAAACACCTCATTTTGTAATCATTTACCTATAACTACAAACTATTTGACTTTCATACACACTTTAATATGATAACTGTGCATATTTGTCAAACTTCGAATTTAATATTACATTTAATAAAATTTAGTAATTGGTTGACAAACTTTCCTAAATTATGGTGAATAAAAAGCCCTGCTGAATTACTCCAACAAGACTTTGATTAATTTCATCTACTTTTTCCAGTCTAATAATAACACATTACCCATGTGGACATCTGCGGACATTTCCGGCACATTTTAAATAATCGCACTGGCTATTTAATGCTAAAGCTTAGAAAACATATCCTGCGCATAATCTTTTATGTTGACAGGTGTAAGCATACGATATTTATCTTTTACAGAAGAAAAATAATCTCCAATAATTTGTTTTGGAATTATTCTATCAGTTGACACTTCAGCTGGTAAATTCCCACGCGTAGAGATCCAAGGAGTTTCAACATGTGTAAATGACTCAAGTGTTTTACCGCTGTAACAACAAAGATGTTTAATAACACTATCAAGCAACACCTTTTCTTCCACCGGCATATTAGAAATATCTGGTTCTGCAACAGTGTCTATAGGGTTGTAGCAATAACCACTGAAACGTTTGTAAATATCTCGATAGACAGGACCATGTACCCACGCCTCGCAATCTTCTTCAAATAAAAAGCTACCAAAAAAGGCATAGTAAAAGCCCTGAATATAGTATAAAGATTTTTGTAAGGAAAGGTTTGTAATGTCCTGGCATTGAGATAGCACATAATCAACGACTAACTCCAGGGTTGGTAGTGGAGAAAATGAAATATTCAAAAGACTATTGGTAACAGCTTTGCTTTTTTCATAAGCTTTATCACTTTTTAGGTTTTCTTTTCCACTTTCTAGAAGTGACAGATAGTAATTAGGATCGGCGAGTACCTGTTTCAACTTTTCAGAATACTGTTTTGCAGGCATATCGCCCTCGTAATATCGACTAAACGTTTGTTCTCCCCAACCAAGCAGCAAAGAGAGCGGCCTTTTCCCGATATTATACTTTTCGGGAATTGTCCTGATATCCTCCAGGGATATAATACCGTGCTTTTGACGATAAGCATCATATAGGGCTTTTAAATTTTCATCTTCAATTTCGGGTACATATACTTCAGATCCGCATTCATCACAATAAGCGGTTTTAGAAGTAAACTCATATATTTCCCCCCTCAATTCCGCAGAGTCAACTTTTTCTTTTACTGAAAACTTTAAATCCTTCCTGCATTCAGGACAGAATACAATTTTATTCATCATGGTGATTTCCTCCTTTCATCCCTATCGATCATCAAAACAGATAATTGATAGGCTTGTTTCTTTCATGGAACGATATAACAACTACTCTGCTTCCTGAAGGTAAGTCAAGAATATTAAACTTCGTATATAAATCAACCTGCTTTTCTTCATCATCTATATTAAATAGAGACACTTGGGGGCAAAAAACATACAAAATTTCATGCTCAAATCCCAAATTAGTGTTTTTTAAAGAATGACAAAAATCTTCTACTTCAATTTGCATTAATATGCGTCGTTGCTTCTCAGGAGTAAGATTATATTCACGAATTAAGGCGATATTTTCTGCTCTTTTCACGTTCTGAGCTACCGTATATTTGCCGCTACTCACACATTCCTGAATTTTTTGTAACACTGCCGAAATTTCTTCCTTCGTGTAGTTCTGATTATAATGTTGGCTCATTAATCGTCCCCCTTTTACAATATTATTATAACATCAATTCATGCATTCAGTCAATAAACAGTGCATCATTAAGTGCATTTTTTTGCGCAATAGATAGAATTTTAACAAATAAATGTATCATATGCATTCAAGCATCGTATAAACTACACAATAAATCCACGTCAAATAACTTTTATGTTTCTCAGTACACTCACTCTAAGCGATTTTCTCCTGTCAAACTTTCCCCTCTGCTCAACAAACAAAAACAACACTAAAGTGATATCAAAAAACCCTGTGAGTGAATTCCCACAAGGCTTCGTTTGATTTTTCTATTTTTCTCAGCATAATAATATCACATTACCCATATGGACATCTACGGTCATTTCCGGCGCATTTTAAATAACTGTACAATCCGGAGGAATCGTGATATGGGAAAGTGCCAGCTTATGCCATCGGCGTACTGTGCGCTCATCGGCATTTAATTCATCCCCAATTTTCGACCAGGTAAAGTTATGAACATAACGATAGCGAAGAACCATTCGTTCATCCATATTGCTGACGCTTTCAATTACCAGCGGGACTTCTTTTTTGAAGGTAACCAGCAGATCAATATCTGCATTGATTTCATTTTCTAATTCAATGATTTTCACAACGATATCTTCCATTTGGTGAATGTTGCGACTCGGGCTGCCAGGCATATCGCTGATAGTGCTTGTGGCTTTTGTAGCCAGAGAGTGTAGTGAAGAAACTTGTTCGATCTTACTGTTGATTCGCTGATCAAGGCGATAAGCCTGCCCTAAGTATTCTCTTGCTGTCATTTTATCATGCATAATTCTCTACCTCATCATTCAGTTTTTTAATCAACACCTCTGGGTGAAGATTTGTAATGGCGGAAAAGAAGCTGCCTCGAAAAAAACGCTCCACTTCACGTTTGGTTCGTCTCGCCATATAATCCTCTGGGAACTTCTCCAGTTTTTTTAATGCACGGCGATAGTCTTTAACTGCCTGTAAGATGATTGCATTTCCAAGCTCGATGTATGTATCATCTACCTCAATGGAGTGAACATTCTTCTGATTCTCATACATAGGGATAAAACCTCCAATAATTTTAAATTTTGATTGATCTATTGGTTATGACCCATTTCTCGATTCACTTACGGTTGAGATTCAATTCTGGCTTTCACCGCTTCAATTAGCGATTCCTGCTGGATATCCTTGTTTTCCAAAGCCTTCATCACATCTTCATCGTGGGTTCCTTTGGTAACCAGATGCTGGATTACCACCGTATTTTTCTGACCTTGACGCCAGAGCCTAGCATTAAGTTGAGAATAAAGTTCGAGTGACCAGGTGAGTCCAAACCAGACAATGGTGGATCCACCGTCCTGCAAATTTAAACCATGACCGGCGGATGCCGGATGGATCAAGGCTACTGGTATTTTTCCAGCATTCCAATCTTCGATATCTTTCGCTGTATCAATACATCGGGCATTAAACCGTTTAAGGATTCGACTTTTATCGTGCTTGTACCAATAGGCCACCATCAATGGCTTCTCATTGGCAGCTTCAATCAGATCTTCCAGGGCATCCAGCTTTCTTTGGTGCATCTCTAAAATATGCGCATCATCGGAATAGACTGCTCCGTTTGCCATCTGCAAAAGTTTTCCAGTAAGTGATGCTGCATTGGCCGCAGTTATTTCTCCATTCGGCAGATTAAGTACAAGGTCTTTTTTTAGTTTCTCGTATTTTTTTGATTCTTCTTCTGACAGCACAACTTCTATCTGCGTACTGATCAGTTCCGGCATTTTAAGATGATCAGTGGACTTCATGGAAATAGTAATGTCAGAAATTTTTTCATAAATTTGCTGTTCGGCATTCGGCAGCAGTTTGTAGCTGTAAATAATCTGACCATTTCGCTTATCCGGTGTGAAATAGGAAGTTCGGTACTGACCAATAAATCTACCAAGCCGTTCGCCCATATCCAGCAGTTTAAATTCTGCGAATAAATCCATCAGTCCGTTACTACTTGGTGTTCCTGTCAGGCCCACAACTCTCTTTACCTTTGGTCTTACTTTCATCAAGGCCTTAAACCGTTTAGATTGATGGTTTTTGAAGGACGAAAGCTCGTCCACAACCACCATATCAAAATTAAAGGGAACGCCGCTTTTTTCAATCAGCCACTGTACATTTTCCCGATTGATGATATAAATATCTGCCTGATTCCTCAGTGCCTCCAGTCTTTCTGCTTCTGTACCGACTGCCACCGAATACTTCAATAGGTTAAGATGCTCCCACTTTTCGATTTCGGCACCCCAAGTCACAGTGGCTACACGAAGAGGTGCAATGACTAATATCTTATGAACTTCAAAGCTGTCAAACAGTAAATCAGCCAGTGCCGTCAA